TGTGCTCTTCCGATCTGTAGCCGTCTTACCTAGAAAAAGGCCATCACTGAGCGCACCCTTGCGTAGGTTGCATGACTTGCATAAGACTCTAAGGTTATCCAGATCATGAGTGCCACCAGCCTTACGTGGAATGATGTGATCGATGTGCATCTCACCTTCATCAATGCCACAGATCTGACAGATTCTGCCATCACGAGCGAACACTCGGTCACGCTGTGTCCGGTAACGTCTGCTGTTTAACTTATCAATAGCCATTACACATCGCAGCCACAGCAACCAATGCATCTTAGTTTGAGATCAGGTAAAACATGAATCATTTGAGGTTCAAATACTTTCTCGCAATCAAAGCAAATTACCTTAGCCATTACTACCCCTCACACATCATCATAGCAAATACCACACAGCCACCATGCATACACTTCCATTAGCTCTGACTGTGGTGTATCTGCTTCACATCTAGAACACTTACTTGTCTCTTCATCTAGTGCCATGAATGTACCTTCCAATGATTGAGAGCTGCACAGAAGTCTGGCTCATCATACTCTGTTACTCCATAGCGATGGGCAACATACCTACTAGACCAGTCATACTGTTGTTCAGGGTTAGCAGTCTTTAGCCAGGTAGATCTACCCTGCATGAAGCCATAATGAGATCCATTGACAGCTGTGAAGTTCCAGTTACTCTCATGAGTAGCAAGAGTATCTAGGCAATTATAAGTGTGTAACGTTAAATGGTCTTTAATATATTCTCTTATATCAAATGCTTTTACTTCGACTGCTTCAGCAGTCTCAGTTAAAGGTGATTGATTTATAAATAGAGATCCCCCGAATGCTAACATCGCGGTCGCCAGCAACTGCGCACACGCGCTGGCTAGCGATTTATAGCGTAGCAGCCTTGTCAAATCCATTGATGATTTACGCATAATCTCGGGCGTGTCTAATCCTGTGAGCAATCATGACGATCTTTCATATCAAAGTCTGTGCAATACATGCAGCCCATCTCTTCGTAACAATATGCACACACATATACAAATTGAATCTCATTACAACATGTCATTAGAGCTGTTGAATCTGGTTTAATTTTATAGTCAAATGGCATTAATCTTCCTCTACTTTCTGATTATCGTCTAACACTCTTCTTAGTCGAGTAGCTACTAGCGACCAGGCTTCTGCACTATCCTCATTACCATTACGGCCAAAGTATTCGGATAAACCCAAAGCGTAGTTATATTCTTTTGTGACTAATGTAAATAATTTATGGTAGGTCATTTCTTATCCTTACCCCAGCCAGTACCCTTAAAGATTGCTGGTGTCGCTGCGAATACCCGAATCATGGGCGTTGAACAATGCAGTACCGGATTGCCGACTGCACTCATTGCATGTTCAAGCTCTTGCGCTTGCCCACAGACTATGCATACATAATCATAGATTGGCATTGTAATCCTTACATTTAGTGCAGTATTTATAATCTGATATGAGCCAAGTACCACACCCTTCACATCGGCTTGGCTCTTGAAACCATTCTGCATGATCGACTTTATTGAGTAGCTGAACCAGATCTGAGAATCGAAGCATTGCGCCATACTCGGCCGCATCTTCGCCCTGCCCGTTAAATCTCATCACGACTATTGACAGCTTCCCATCTGCCCGCTTTCGTGTCTGATCCAGCCACTCCTTCGGTTGGAAGGCACTCCGCGCTTTGACCTCGATATCGAACGGGATACCGGTGACATCGCTGCCTTGCCGACCTGCCCCAGCACTTTCTGCATACGGAAACCATCTTATAAGGTACTCAGCAACGCACTTCTGAGTGCGGTATCCGCGATGCTTACGATGCTGGGAAGCCATTAGCCTGGTTGTATTCCGTTTTCGACTGCTTCAATGGTTTGGCATGGATATACATAACCATCACATTGATCACAGCAGTGACCCCAAGAACCATCAGGCAGCGTTATTACGATTGGTTTATGCAATTCAACAATCTTGCCAAGCACTCTTAATAACTTTACTTGAAAGTATTCTTCCGCGTATTCAGGTTCTTGAATGTTCTCAAACCTTGCAAGCAGATCGTCATACTTCATAGTCATAACCAGATTGGTGGGCATTGTTCTGCCCTGTTTTTAGATGGACATGTGTAACCCTCGTAAGGCTTACCGGACTTTGACGAAACACCAGTCTTATGAATCATGAAGTCATGAACGCACTTTGGGGCTTGCGGTACTTCTTTCGCATTCATCTCATCTGTTAGCAGATTGATCGCTTCGATCAGAGATGGCGCACCTGATACTGGTATAACACTGAGTTCATCTTTCGGATCAGCAATAGTCCAGGAATCTTTTACTGGCTCTGGATATTTTTCTTTGAGAATTGGCTGTTGAGGCTTTGTAAAGGTTTGAACCTTCTTCATTTCCTCTTGGCTTGGTCTCTTGCCTTTAGCTGCAAAACCTGCATTCGCAAGAGCTCTGCCAATCGCGCTAGTCTCGCAGTTTTCCAAAGCACTAGTTGCATTAACGCCGCGATCAGAATCTTTCTCCTCAGCGAATCCAGTGGAATACGCAACTTGGTCGAGGAAAGTGCGGTAGAGATAGGCTTTAACAACATATCGAGCAGCTTCACATACTTCCAATTCCGTTGATATTCTCCCATCGGGAAACTCCTTCCAAAACTTCTCCAGTCGGCTCTCGACTGTCTCGTAATCAGCTAAGTTAAACGCCATGATTGATCTCCTCTTGCTTTACTAGAAAGTCGGCTTGCTCGGTTAAAGGCCAGTGAGATCCATCTGGCCAGATTGACACCCAAACCGCACAAGGCTGGCAATAATGTCGGTTGATACCTTTAGACTTAGCGTGCTGACTTACTACAGTCCAGATTGCATTACGAGGCAACGTACCTTCACCCTTAAATGTTTTGGTTTCATTACCAGTGCGCATCTTGCAATAGTCACACCATTGTCCGGGCTTTGCCTTAGTAACTGTCAAGGTCATTCCAATCAGTTGATGTAATTTGTCCAGCGATTGCAGAGTACGCACAGATGTCTGCGTAAGAGTCCGCGTGGTTTTTCGTAGTTTTAATTCGCGAGATCTTGGTGAGGATAAGACAGATTGCGACTTCGTGTGGCTCGATTTCTTTGTCAAGATACACACTCCAGAGTCTTGCGATCTGAATGTGATTGAGAGTTGAATCGCCGTATTCGTTACCTCTGTCGGCGAGCAGCTGCTTGGCTTCATCGAGTATGTCCTTGGCCTTCACTCTGACCAGAATGTGTGTCGAGCGACCGAACGGCCGAGTTGATAACCTTCTTCTTTGCCTTCTTTAAATCCCAAACCATAACCAGCTGCAATTCCTACAACTAGGAATGCACCCATGACTAGCGTTAAATAAACATCTAAATTAAACATCTTAGCCCTTTCCATCAATGACGATCACTGATAAGGCTGAATGTACAGGTTAGTGGAGACTAAGCAAGTACCTTTTGATAACGAAATGGTAACAATTCAGAATTGTCCATGTGGCTGTCGATGTCTCGCCTAAGCGGATCATCTAGCTCGCCCGAACCTGCGGCCGTTATAAACGAATGTGCCATCTTTCTCCAGATGAATAGTAGTTACTTGCACACCTTTGGCATCTTCTTCAACGATCAAGAATGCCTGTTGCCAGTTCATTGTGCCTTTAGTGTAGTGAGCCTTACGAATGTCCATAAGATGACCACCCTCGAAGCCACGTATAATACGGCCTAATTTGCCTCCAGAGGCCTCTGTAAAGGCCGATTGGCCAGCGCGGTGAGTATGACCACAGATCACGCTTAAACCATGCCTACGGGCTGCTTCTAGGGCTGTGAGACCAGGTTGAGGTTTGATGGCCTGTTCATCGCCATGCACTGCAACATACCCCTTAGCAATAGGGAATGGCTTCTTATGATATGAGATCCCAAGTTCATCGAGCTTCATAAACTTTTCAAACTTTAACTCGGGCAATGACAAGAATGCCGGTATTTTATTCATAATCACGTTATACAAGCGATCAGTATGATTAGACCTAATCATGTGGGCTTCTTTGGCATGCTGGGTCAATTCCCATAAGACATCGACTGTCATGTCTCGATCACTAGCTAGGGTTTGTTCGTACCACCCTGGCTTGTTTTCTGTCCATCGGCTGATCTGTGGGAGATCGATTTCATCTCCGAGAGTAACAACAGCATCAGGCCGAAATACTTTAATAAACGCGGCGACATTCTTAACCGCTACTTCGTCATGGTAGGGCACTTGCAAATCTGGCACTACAACAGTGCGCTTCATTAATCCTCGTCATCGTCAGGATAAAAGTCCGGCATATTGCTCGGGTTATCGTTGATCCGCTTTGGAAGAATCCAGTCAGGATAAGAGAAGGGATCCATAAGCATCGACATACAGATGTCTGTGGCAAAGCCAGCCTTACGCAAAGCCTTATAGTATTCGTTTAAACCAATACAGTAAGCCTCTAGTGGAGTGTAAGCCTGATCCTCTAAGGACTTGACTTTGCGAGCGGCCATGCTTAATTCTACCGCTCTAGAAGTATGTTGTAAATCTCATCACATCGAGTGTTGAGTCGCTTGATCTCGCTCAGTAAGTGTGTGATCACAAAGCCAGCCAATCCACCCATGACTGCAATGGTGGCAATATAGAGCTGAAAGAACTCGCCCTGTGTCATTTTCTTCCAAGGGTATCTTTAGGGTCAAGGTAGCGCAAGACTGGTGGAATGATCGATGCAATACCTGCAGCGATTAGTGCCTTTGGTTCTGTCACACCAGCTGCATACATTGAGATAATTGCAACTAAGAATGCTCTGCCCCATGAGCCTAATGCGTTCTGTAGATCTTTCATAATGATCCCCCGATCATAGGTATTTGAAGAAACTCACTAACATTGTCAGCTTCTTTCGTAAAGCTGATATGGCAGTGATGATTGTGTTTGTTGATACCGGTGTATTTTCGCCACTTCCATTTAAGGATAGGTGAGGCGATTTGGCCGTCAAAGATGATGTAGCTGATGCGCTTGCTAGCATCACGCTTTGCAAAGAGGCGAATCTGATCCGCAAGATCTGGCATGAGGTCAGGTTTAGCTTTACCCGATAGATCTCGATCGACATCGATGGCACGTACCCAGCCGAAAGCATCTGGATTATGATCTGACTTACGCGCAGAGTGTCGTGTGTCGCCGATCCAACCATCAGAAGATCGATCTCGATCTGGGAATGTATCGTCAATCTGTTCCCTTAACTGGATCGCAGACTTACTCAGCTTGGGCTTCAAGAGCTGACAATTCATCGTAAGTTGCTTTAGTCATTGAGGTGTATTCCCCGTTGCCTCGATCGATAATCGCGTGTTCATTACCTGATTCATCGGTAATAAAAGTTACTTTGTCCATTGTCATCTCCTTAGTATTCCGCACTAAATCCGATGTAGCCTGATGTTGAATTGTTATTCTCTAAAGTTTGATACACATTTGCAGTTGCACCTGTAACGGTAGCCTCGATATGTGCTCGATTATTAGAATTATTTGAAGTGTTTAATGTTGCGGCACTCACAGCAATTAAAGTGCTTGAAGTGTTGATAATTCCCAAACTAGAGTAATCAACGGCTGTAGGTGCTACTCGCATTGTGACTGGTAACTGCACCGGAATTGTTGCGTTTGTAGTTGAAGTTGTGTAACCATTTCCATAGGTGGCATAAGCAGCGGTAGCCAAACTATTAGCAGCACCTAAACGAACATAATAACGTTGGCATAAAGACAATTCTCCACCGACTGAACCGCTAGCAGTTTGGAAAGGTGAAGCGGTTGAGCCTGTTGAGGCGGCTTCTACTTGAACGCCCCATATATCAAAAGTATTATTCTGCACACCTAAACTTGCAGTTCTAGCATCAAATGATGAACCAGCTGATAGCCAAATACCAAATTGTAATGTTGAAGTATTTGCATCTGTTCCTATTGTTTTACCAGCAATGCTGGGTATTGCAACACTGAAAGAATAACGCGCCCAAGATGTTGTTACTGCGGTTTTTGTTGCACCGATACCTGTAACAGTAGCTGATGGGCTTCCACCTGATCCAAATACTTGTGTAAACTCAATTGCAACATTAGGTGTGCCAGTCGCAGCTTTAGCCCAAAAAGAAAGAATTACTGTCTGTCCTGCAAAAGTTCTGACATCTTCCATACCACCATAAGCAAATAAAGCTCTATCTGTTGAAGCAGCTTGTCCAGTAGTAACTACTCGGCAGTATTGTTTGGCTTCGTACCCTGCAACAGGTGCAGTTCCCGGTGTAAATTGTTCAACTGAACCTGTAACACTTCCTGCTGCTGCCGCTAATAGTATTCTAAAACGATCTACTAAATAAACACCTGAAGTTGTTGTAGTTGTTGTGTTTTTTTGATTATGCAAAAAATCACCATTAAAAATCTTATTGCGCCCTGCTGGGTATAGCGTAGATTGCAACAGGTTTAACGTACCTGTAATGTCATTGACGTTTGTTGCGGTAAGAACATCACCGGTGGCGAAGTTCGTTTTAGCTGGAAAGCCTACGGCCATTTTCTTATCTCCTTAGTAACTTAATACTGACGTACCAAGTATGCCAGATATGGTTGAGTTTAATATAAATGAATCTATTATAGGTTCAAGTGTGGTAAAAGTCGTGCGCCATCTATCTGGCCTGATGTTATGTTCAATGCCAAAAACTTGTAGGGTCTTAGTAAGAGTTGAACTGCCTGGCTGATTAGTCGTAACAGTTACCGGATCAAAGAAATCTAGGTCTAGAGCTGCGATGATGCCAGCATCATAGTTATCTGTGTATAGATCAAGTTCGATGGCATCGCATCGAATACTGGTCTCGGCTCGGCTTGCAACATAGGCCTTGGCATAGTTAAGAGCATCAGCATCAGTAGCCATTAGTAGATCTTGCTGGTTGTAGGTATGAGCAAAATACTTATCAATGCTGGCTTGGTTAATGGCGGTTTGAACTGTGCCGCCTGTACGGGTTACGTTGGCTTGGTTAAATACTAAAGTATCGTCTAGACGCCAGACGGCATTGGAGTACCCAATATCTGTGCCGTTATCGTTAAATAGTGTGGGTGTGCCGCCTACGCTGCCAGCTGTGACAGTCCGATCTTGGAATACAAAATAGCCATTCTTGCCTACGTAGATTGCGCCGTACTCGCTATTGGCTACAGTAGTTAAAGCAGCCAAGGTAGTGCGAGCAGTGCCAGGGTCTGCCTGCAAGGTTGTAAGTCCTGCATCGACATCGCGCATAGTTGTAGGCCATGCAATCTGGTCTAGTAGTTTATTGACACGTGTGCCAGATAATTGCGCAACTGCACCTGTCACAGTGCTGATCTGGGCATTCTGTGCCAGTCTAAAGGCATCAACGGCTGTAATGGTTGTAATGGCTATGTCATTGGCATTACGTGGCGTAGTGGTCGTATATGACGTAATAAAGCCAGAGAAAATTGGATAGGTAACATCATCATAGGTAGCCGATATTGCTACCTTGCGCATAGGCGTTAGATTGCCAAAGTAGGGGCTACTTGGGTTCTGTGGGTTAAAGTCACCATTCTGATCAACAATGCGTAAGGTAAGAGAACCTGTCTGAAACTCATCAGCTTGTGCTGATCGACCGCGCCTAGTTGTAATCGTATCGACTACATCGCTTACATCCACAATTAATGATGCTGAGTCTGCAAGTACGTTAGTGCCTAATATGCCTGAATCTAGAATGAAGGCTTGGGTAAAAGATGGCCCTGTGCTGAAATTTAGAACGGCATTAATTACCGGTGCGGTCATGGTAACGATCCTGCTGGTGTTTGAGTCAATCCTTTACGCTGTGCATTCAAGAAAGCTTGATTAATTACGTCATCAAACTGATCAACACCATATATGTTGCCTTCTGTAATCACGTTAATTGTTACTGGTGGAGTGTATGCGCCACCAGTAAAGTTCTGACCGCTTGTAATGTAACTAGGCAATG